GCCCGCCACAACATCAGTTATGAAATTGATGATCGCTTCACGTGAGCCTGGTTTCAGGTTCACGTATTTTTCTATCAGGACCTGATCAGCATTTGACAGGTCGTATTTCTTCGCCAGAGCTTCCAACTCATCGCCGGAGTCTGGCTCAAACATCTCACCGGTTCCGGTTCGGAGCCATTCTTCATTCACTCCATATTCCCTACAGATAAGAGAGACTACCGAGTCAACCGGCTCATTTCTGCCAAGTTCATAATTCGCAATTGCGCCTCGCTTTATACCAAGACGATCGGCGAATTCCTGCTGAGTCAAATCGAGATATCTTCTGATTTTTCTTATTCGTTCTTTCACCTTCTCACCACCTTTCAAGAACAATTATAAGGCTATACAAGTAATAAGTCAAGCAACAAAAGCACATTTTGCAACAAAATCACAAAATGATATTGACAAGAGTGATTTTGTTGCATATAATAGCAACAGAAGCACAAAATAACACACCAACCGAAAGGAGGGAACGACATGACAAAAGAAAGAAGATACACCACAGAACAGCTTACCGATGCCAACAAAATGGCAAAGATGCTTGCTAGCATTCCGGAAGAGAAAAGAAGCCTCGTCGTGATGATGACAAATTCTTTCATGGCCGGGATGGAAGCGCAGCGGGCGATCGATACCAAAGAGCCAGTGATGGCATGACAACTAAATAAAAGTATACGAGGGATGCGGGACCTCATGAAAAACCCAGGTCTGGTGGAGCCGACGCAGATAAGTCCACCCGGCGAGGCGACCGGTGCCTGCGGAGAATCGTCGTCATAGGGGTGGAAAGCGCAGACCCTAGTAAAAAACTCCCGGCTTGGAGGCAGATGAGAATACCAGATGAGAGAACGTCCGGAGCATGGGCTGGTAGGTGCGAAGTAATCCCGGATGGTCGGCATGAAAAACCGGCACTGCAGGCAGAAGGCTATACGGCTACCCCACACAACACTCAGGGAGCATGAAGCGACAGGTTCTTCTTTTTGCTATGGAGAACCTGTCACAGACTGCCGGGCCCAGCCAAGCCTAGAGAGCAATTATGCTACCCGGTACACAATGAAAAGTAAAGGAGATGGGTCCATGAGAGCAAAAGAAATAAAGATGGAGGTTACATACACGGAGGGCTATGAAAGGAGATTTACAGAGGCCTGCCTTAAGCAGATTAGAAGAGGCCATGATTCATCGCCGGAAGATGGCAGAGATCAGAACAGCGATGGAGAAAAGAAAACAGCATAAGGCGAGGGTGAAGGCAGCCAAAAAAGCAGTGAAGGAGTTCCTGGTAGCTACGGGAATTGGGATCGCACTGTGGCTGGCCTTCCTTTATGCCTTAATTTCAGATGATACGTACTACGAGCCGCAGCCTGAACCACGTATGATCCAGGCGATCGATGGTGATTATTACTACCCGGCAGATCAGTACGAGGACTACCTGA